GAACATAAAAAAGAACATTAAAGTAAGCAGCAGGTAGCAAAGGTAATATTTCTTTCTGAAGGTAGGCAAAGTCTTCTTTAATTTCTTTTACAGGACGTTTATCCGGGTCAACAGCAGAGAAGGCAATTTTAGGGGGCAATAATAAAGGTATTTGCTTTACAAATCCAGCTATACATTGTTTAATATATGGAATATCCTCTTTTACAAAAACAAACTTTACTAAATCTACAGGACGTAAAGTTGTTGTCAATCTTTCTATATCTTTTTTCCAATCAGTTCTACCAGAAGAGGGAGGTTTGAAATCAGCTACAAATCTTATATTATCTGGATAAATCATTAACATCTTTGGAAAATCCATTGAACCACTTGTTTCAATACTTATCTTTAGGTATGGAGCATTAATTACTAAAGTTATTAGTAACTCAACTAACATTGGCCCTTGCATTAATGGCTCGCCACCAGTAATAGTTAGCTTTCGTGGTTTATGTTTCATAATTCTATCAAAGCACTCATCTACTTTTAAGGTATCAAATTTACCACCATTTACAGCTTTCATACTATCACAATACCAACACCTGAGATTACAACCATAGAATCTAACAAACGTTGAAAGTTCTCCTATACCAGAGAAAGCATTGGCTTCTCCATCAACAGTATCAAAAATTGAGAACAGTCTTAACATTAAGCCCCCTTTTGAAATTTGAATGACAATATAATAAGTATGGGCTAGAAAGTCAAGAAAAATTTTTATAATGACTTTGCCAAATAGGAGGGAAGAAAATTTTGATTTACCAAAGTAAGGTTTACTAAAAGGTTATTAGCAAGGAGTTTTAAATTTTTAGTAAAATTAATGAAAATACATCTATTGAAATATGCCCATTGAGATTTATAGCGTTATGAAAATTCATTCATTATTTTGAAAAATTGAGTTTTTATAATTCTTTAAGATTCAATTATTTAATTAATGTTTGGTTTTTTACTTGCCTTTTTCTTCCTTATTATTTTCTTTCTTTTTTTAAGTTCCTGATCATCGTTCGATTAGAAATATAAACCCTATAATTAGAGTTGGCAAGGAAAATTGAAAAGGCCAATTGACGAGAGGATCAAAGGACATTGAAAAAATTTGGGGCGTGTAAAGAGTGTCTGTATAACCTAACGTGACGGGTTTTTAGAATGTAATTTATAATTTGACAGCCTTAAAAACCCTTAAAAACATATGCAAATTTATATATATGTTAGCTTATAACTTGACTACTAAGAAACATAAAGATAATGTCGTTTGTAAAAGTAAATTTTTATTTGTGAAGCATAATGATTTAGGTTAAAAATGTTTTATTGCCAACAACTTATAAATTTATAGATTAATATGTAGGTTTAAAATATTATTGGCATGCCTTAAATTTTTCTGATAATTGGTGTTTTGGATCTTAATGATTAAGTGTATAAATTTATCATTAAGGAGGAATTATGCTATTTCAGTTTGAGATTCCAGATGATAAAATAAAAAAAGTTATAAAATCTGGAAGAGAGAGAATCAGAATAAATATAGTAGTAACTTCTATTGAACAACCACAAAAGAATATTGTTGGAAAAAATTTTTTTGAAACAGTTAAAGATAATATTCCAAAGTATTCTGTTAAAGAACAGAAAGTTATTAATACATGGAATAATCATCCATATATTATTGGTTTAATTAAACACCGAAAAGGTGAGAATAGAAATTATCCAGTATATGATAAAGATTGTACAAAAGAAAATGATATTAAACTTAGAAAAGCAATTAAAAAAATAGGGGCCAATGAAATAATAAGACAGATAAATATATATTTTGAAGTTTGTAGTTTGGATAATCATATTTGGGGTGGTGTGAATCATGGTTTCAAATCTTTATTTGGTTTTTTATATAAATTATATACAGTATTATCAAAAAATGAAAAACCATGGTGGGAAAATAGTTTGGAGATGATACAAGAATCAATGAAAGAAGTAGAAGATGATGATCCAGAAATGACGAAAAGAATTTTTAAGTACTATGGAAAATTTTTTATGAATGTGGATTATGATGTGGCAAGAAATTCACGAGAGTATGAACAGTTTGTTAAATTAAGAAAGAAAATAATTGGTAGAATGAAAAAAAAGGAAGGAAAGAAACCACTGCGTAAGAATATTATGAAAGTAGTAAATATTTTGTTTGAAGCTTGTGAGGGAAGTTATCAAACTATTTTTCCGGGAACACTACTATCAAAACATACCTGGGAAGTAGTTTTACCACAATATATTAAAAAGATTTAATATTTGGAGGCTCCTTGGCCGAAGAAACCCTGAGTCAACATATACAAGACTGTATTGTAAAACTACTAATAACTAATAAAGAATTTTTAAAGCATTCACGGACTGCATTAAATCCAACTTATTTTAGAAGTAAATATACCCGCACGTTTGTTCAAATAGCTCTTGACTATTGGGATCTTCATAAGGAGCCTGCTGGAGATCATTTTAGTGATGAGTTGTTAACTTATTTTAATTCAAACTCTGAAAGAGTAACTAATACTGAACGAAGATTATATGTACAGTATGCAAAAAAATTACAGGAGATAAAAAAACCAAATATTAGTTATATTCTTAGAAGAACAAATAATTTTGTTAGAGCTACTGAGTTTGAACTTGCTGCTCTAAAATTTGTTGAATTAACTGAAAAAGGAAAATTTGAACAAGCCCGTGAATTAATGTTACAAAAATTAAAAATAGGAATTTCAAAAGAAACGGTTGGAGTTAACTATTTTGATACTGATGATTTGGATGCTCGTAATGAGGATTTTGATCCTGATTTCCTTTGTCCTACAGGAATTGATAGATTAGATAAAGCAATTGATGGCATATATCGCGGAAGATTTTATATAATTGCTGGTATTTATAAAGGAGGAAAATCTTTTTTCTGTCAGAGTATTGCACGAGAAGCATTAAAGTATGGATTAAAAGTTTTACATATTTCACATGAGTTAACAGAAAAAGAATTGAAAGAAAGATATGATATGATTTATGGAGGATTAACTGAAAAACCAGAAGATAGGGTGGAGCTATATAAATGGAATAAAACAAAACAAAAAGTTTATACATATAAAGTAAAAAAGAAATCTATAAGAGATATAAGTAAAGTGATGCGAATTAGGCAGCGGGTTTTTAAATTTGGAGGCAAACTAATAATAAAAAAATATCCAATGTATTCTGCAACAATGGCAGACATAAGAACTTATTTAGATGAACTAGAAACATTTCATGATTTTGTTCCCCATATACTTATAAATGATTATCCAGATGTTATGCTAAATGGAAATGAAGTTAATGATTTGAACAGGCTTATTATGGAACATAAAGGATTATGTGATGAAAGAGGAATTGCAACAATAGTTCCTTCTCAAATTAGTGATGTTCAGGCAGCAAGAAAACTACGATTAGATATGAACCATTTATCTGGCCTTAAAGCGAAAAGTGGTCATGCAGATTATGTTTTTGCCATGGGACAGAGTGAGGAGATGGAAAAGAAAAGACAAATTTTATTTAAGATACTAGCACAAAGAAAGGGTAATAAAAGCAGTGGTAAATTTATAATCGGACATAATATGTGCATAGGACAATTTTGTGCCTATACCATACCTTTTAAGGGTGGGGATGAATTTCTCACTTTTGGAAAAAAGGACTATAGTGATGAGTAAAAAAGCCAATAATATAGGCAAACTAATTGTTGAATTACTTCTTGAGTCTGTTATTATTGTGGAAAGAAATAATTTTAAAGGTGTTGTTTTTACTTATGGGGGTGAGATAATTTGTTGCATAAATTATTTGAATGAATTTATGATGCTTAGAGAAATATATGATAAATTAAATAGTAGATTAACACTTGAAGCAAAAAGAAAAATAGTAGTTACAACTTTTATGGGCTATGAAATTAAAATTGTAAAAGAAGATGCTTTTGGAAAATATTTACGTCCAACAACTAAACCTTATTTTTTACGCACAAATTGGTATATAGATAGATGAATTACAAAAAATTAAAGTTGAAAGAACTTAAAAGAATCTTTTCTGATTACCATTTTAAAATTACACCATATTGGCATCAATATGTTACTCTTGCCTTTGGCCTTAATCGGAAAAGGTTAATGCTGTGGCACGATATTGGTATTGGTAAAACACTAACTTCCCTTTTCTTAATGCAGATGTGGGGAGTTAAGAAGATATTAGTTATCAGTCCTAACTCAGTATCTGATACTTGGGAGAAAGAAACTAAGAAGGGGTCTAATTATAAAATACATTTGTTAACTGGAAGTACTAAAGAAAGAGAAGAGTTATTATCACTAAATAAAAAGGGTATATATTGGATTAATTATGAGGGTCTAAAATATTTGTTTGCAGATTTAACTCCAAAAAGAGGTTTTGTAATAAATTTAAATATCATATATGAATTGAAAAAGATGGGATTTGAAGGATTAGTAATTGATGAAATACATAAATGTAGACATTGGTCTGCAATACAGACTAAGATAGGGTTTCACATATCAAGAAACATGAAATATGTTCTTGGACTTACTGGTACTCCTATTGCAAGATCTGAGATAGATCTTTGGGCTGAATATTTTGTTCTTGATTCAGGTAAATCTCTTGGTAAAAACTTCTGGAGATTTTTGCGACAACATTTTAACAAAGTACCTTTTAGTAATCCTCCTTTTGAGTTAAAAAGTAAAAATGAAAGGATTCGTATTTTACGAAAAGTTAGAAATGAAACTATTAGATTTTCAAGATCTGAATGTTATCAAATAAAAGAACCAGTTTTTGAAACACGTAGAGTTAACTTTACCAAAGAACAAAAAAATGCTTATTTTGATCTAATTGAAAACTGGTCGCTTAGATTAGGGGAAACTGAAATCACACTAAAAAATGCCATGACATTAGGTGGCAAGCTAAGACAAATAGCTACTGGATTTATTTATGATCAAGAACACAACCCAATTGACATTAAATGTAATAAATATGATGAATTAATTAGTTGTTTGGAAGAAATTAAGGATTCTGTATTAATATATTATAGCTTCAAACGCGAGCGGGATTTAATTGCTGCTCGATTAAAAAAAGAAGGTATAAAATTTTCAACTTTACAAGGAAGAATGAAGAAAGTAGATTATAACAATGAAAAACAAAAGTTTCTTGATAGAAAAACTAAGATAATTTTAATTCATCCGGAGACTGGTGGTGAAGGACTTGATGGGTTACAATTTGTTAGTAGTACGGCTATCTTTTTTAGTAATATAAATTCTGGTGCAATTATAAGGCAACAGTGTCAAGGTAGAGTGGACAGAAACGGACAAAAGAATCCATGTTTGTTTATTGATATTTATGTTAAAGATAGTGTAGAAGAAACAATTATAAATAATGGATATGATTCTATGAAAGTTGCTCGAACAATAATGGCATGGATGGAAAGGTGAAGGACATAATACTTATAACTACTAAGAGGACAGATAAACGTTTACTAAATAGAATGAAATACCATTATTCCAAACCAAAAGGATTTGTGGGTAGGAGTATTTGTTATGCAGTATACTATGACAGAATATATTATGGACACATTGTAGGAGGATCATCAACAAGATTTTTACCAGGAAGAAATGAGTATTTGGGGATTACTTTGAAAGAACTAAATTATGTTGTAAATAATATATTCTTTAATGTTTCTCCTGTTAATGATAAATATCCCATAAGAAATTTTACAACTGAATGCGTAAAAAAGTTTGTGAGAACTATCCAGGTGGATTGGATAGAAAAATATGGTAATGATGTGCTAGGATTTGAAACTTTGGTTGAGCTACCAAGAACGGGAGAATTATATCGAAAAGCAGGTTGGATAGAGGTTGGAAGAACAAAGGGATTTACTTGTAAACGAACTGGTGGTCGTGGTACTGATAGTTGGACAGGGAAAAAAGTTTGGAACACTACTAATTTAAGACCAAAAATAGTTTTGTGTTATAAGTTGAGGATCAAATGAGTGCTCTTGAAGATTATTTTATTGATAATGGAATTGAAACTGCTTCGCCGGGACATAAGAATGTATCGGATAAATGTGAATTTGGTATTTGTTGTCCGTATTGCAGTGATAAAAATTTTCACTTGGGTATTTTTTTAAACAATACGGGGTTTTCATGTTTCAGGTGCAAAACCAAAGGCTCTTTATTTAGATTATTACATGACCTATTTGAAATTTCGTTTCTTCAGTACAAGGAGATAGTAGATCTTCCAATTATTCCAGAAACATCCACATCAGAATATCTTCGTAAAAAGATAGAAAAGGGGAAATCAAATCATTATGCTGCTGAATCTTTATCTGTATCATTTCCACCTAATGCATTCTATGGTACAAAAAGGGAGCATAGAATTGCACTTAAACTTACTGAACAATTTTTATCCAGCAGAAAAAATCCAATATCAATAAAAAACATAAAAAGATATGGTTGCTATCCTTGTATTAGAGGAGAGTACAAAAGAAGATTAATAATGCCGATTAAGGATATTAGAGGAGTAAAGAAAACTTTTCAGGCAAGAGATTTAACAAATAAAGCAGTGGTCCCATACAGAAATCCTGGTGATGTGGAAATAAAGGATCATTTGTATGGGATTGATAAAATAAATAGAAGCTTTGCCATTATTGTTGAAGGAATATTTGATAAGTGGAGAATTGGTAATAATTCTGTGGGGACTTTTGGTGTTGGCCTTTCATCTAAACAAATTGAGTTACTGTTAAGAAAGAAGATTAAATTTTTGATATTTGCATGGGACTATGATGCGTATGCTATAGCCGCAAAAACTGCAAGAGAAGTACAGCCTTTTTTTGAAAAAATAAAAGTGCTGGATTTTCCTTTTGAACAAGACCCTGATTTGTTTGGTAGAAAGGGGGTTTACAATTTAATTAATCAAACTAGAGTTTTTGGTTCTTTGGTGTAGGAGTATATTAATAAAATTTTAAAAGGAGCATTATATGTATCATTTTGATTGTGACGATTTTGATGATGAAGATGATGAAGATGATGAAGAAATTTTTGATGATGAAGATGATGAGGAATAAATATTAAACATTTATGTTTTTAATTTTGGTGGTTGGGTGTATAAGGTTATGAAAAGAAAGCCTAAATCTTAAATTTATGAAAGCCTAAATCTTAAATTTATGGAGGATAAAATGTAAATTTTTATGGTCCCTGTCTTTATTTTTTGTTATTAATTTTTTAATCACTCCTTAAAAGGGGTAAATAATGAGTAAAGCAGAAAAGAAACAGTCTAAGAAGGTTAAAGAAGAAGAATTGGAAGATGAAGAAGATTTAGAAACTGATGAAGAAGATGAAGATGAAGATGAAGATGACGAAGAAGAAGATGACGATGAAGAAGATGAAGATGACGATGAAGAAGATGAAGATGAAGATGACGATGAAGAAGATGACGATGAAGAAGATGAAGATGAAGATGAAGAAGATGAAGATGAAGATGACGATGAAGAAGATGAAGATGAAGATGACGATGAAGAAGATGAAGATGACGATGAAGAAGATGAAGATGACGATGAAGTAGAGGAAAAGAAGACAAAGAAAAACACGAAGAAGGCTGAGAAACCGGCCAAGAAAGAAACAGCTAAGAAAGGGGGGCGTAAAACTGTTCCTGAATCAGAGAGGATTGGTGGTTTGTTTGGCCCTGGAACCAAACTGGGGTACATTTATGAGTGTCTTGACTCTGGTAAGTACACCAAAGAATCTTTGATTACTGCAATATGCAAGAAATTTCCTGGTAATGATGAGGCTACAAAGCGAACAGTTCAGGTTCAGTTGAGCTGTTATAACAATGGTAAGTATAATCGTACTCTTCATATTGATAGTAAGGGTAAACTATCAATTACGGAGGGTTTCACTGGCAAGGCCAAAAAGGAGAAGACTGAAGTGAGTAAAAAGAAAACTGCTGAGAAGGATGAAAAGCCAGCGAAGAAGGCTGCTGTGAAGGCTGAAAAACCGGCCAAGAAAGAAGAAAAACCGGAAAAGAAATCCGGTAAGAAGGATAAGAAAGGTAAGAAAGGAAAGAAGTAATACTTGATTTATCTGGTACTGAGAGGGGAGGGAAACCTCCCCTTTTCTTGATAAGGTAATATCAATGATTCTATATTTTGGTGGGTCTTGCAGATTCCCATTTGCAAATAAACTGATTTTAGTAGATATGAAATTAGCCAGATGTTTGTCTTATATAATAATTAAACAGTCTATTCCTGAAACTAACCGTGTAATGAAGCACCTGGGAGCAAAAAATGAGTAGGATGTTTAAAGGACAAAAGGCCGTGTGTTTGTTGAGTGGTGGGCAGGATTCTACAACCTCACTTTTTTGGGCAAAAGAAGAATTTGATGAAGTGATTGCCCTTACTATTAATTATGGACAAAGGCATAAGATAGAAACAATATGTGCATCCCAAATTTCTGATATTGCTGGTGTGAAACAAAAAGAAATATCTACTGATCTATTAAAAAGTTTTATTGGTTCTGCGCTTCTTGATTCTTCTAATATTAGTGGTGCCCATCCAAGAAATCCAAATTTACCAGCATCATTTGTGCCGGGAAGAAACATTCTATTTTTTACAATAGCCTCTATTGTTGCCTATCAAATGAATTATAATAATATTGTAACTGGAATTTGTCAGACAGATTATTCAGGATACCCTGATTGTAGAGAACCTTTTAGAAATAGTATAGAGGTGTCTCTAAGACTTGGTTTAGACTTTCCTGAATTAAGGATACATACTCCTTTATTAAATATAAGCAAAAAAGAGAGCGTAGAATTAGCTACAAAACTACCCGGTTGTTTTGATGCCTTGGCTTACTCTCATACCTGTTATGAAGGAACATATCCTCCCTGTACCGTTTGTCCTTCTTGTCTGGTTCGTGAGAAAGGATTTAAAGAGGCGGGATTAGAAGATCCTCTTTATGCTCGTGTTAAAAAAGATTTTCCTCATCTATGGCGTGGATAAATAATGGTTGTATTTCTTGGTGTTAATGATACAATTGCAACTAAGACTATGTTTAAAGAGGGAAGTTCTGCATGTCTCTCTTTTAAAGATATACAAAAATCTAAATCATTATGGAAGGATGCTATTGATGCCAGAAAAGGATATTTTTCAGCCGGTAATGGACAAAAGAAAGATACATGATGGTATCAAATTATTTTTGGAAGGATTAGGGTTAGAAGAAAATGATCAGCACACAGAAAAAACTGCTGAAAGAGTTATGAAGGCTTGGACTACTGAATTTGGTAAAGGTTATTGGCAAGATTTAAAGGGAATAACGCAGACATTTTTTGTTGATGAAACAGATGAAATGATTATAGTAAAAAATATCCCCTTTATGTCCTTCTGTGCTCACCATATTGTACCTTTTGTTGGACAAGCAAAAGTTGCATATATACCCAAAGATGGTAAAATAGTTGGACTATCTAAAATAGCAAGGGTTGTTGATCACTTTGCCTCAATGCTTCAGATTCAGGAACGGCTTACCCAACAAATTGCTAAGTATCTTCAAAAACTTTTGGATCCGATGGGTGTTGGTGTAATAATAGAAGCAGAACATTTTTGCATGAGTCAGCGCGGGATTAAAAAGCCGGGTTCTAAAACGGTGACTTCATCTCTTATAGGTGTCTTTCGTACAGATCCAAGAGCACGTGCAGAATTTTTAAGCTTATGAAATATTACTTATACATATTTAGTTGTAGTAAAGGTAGATATGTTGGAATTACCTCTAATTTACATAAAAGAAAAACTGAACATATTAGAAAATATGGAGAAATTAAGTTTCATACTATAAAATTCTTTTATGATCGTAAAGAAGCAATTGAAATAGAAAAGGATATTATAGAAAGAGTAGGAACTAATAATCTTTTGAATAAAAACATTCAAGGCTCTTGTCCCTCAAATAAGGCACGGAGGAAATTAAGATTAATACATTTAGGCAAAAAAGTATCTAAAGAAACAAAAGAAAAAATAAGCAGAGCACATTTAGGTAAAAAAGCATCAGATGAAACAAAGAAAAAAATGAGTAAAGAAAGATTAGGAAGTAAAAATGGTTTTTTTGGTAAGAAGCATTCTAAGGAAGCAAAAAATAAAAATAGTAAGGCACATTTAGGTAAAAAAGCATCAGATGAAACAAAAGATAGAATGAGCATAGCACATAAAAAAAGATGGATAAAAAGAAAGAGGAAACAATATATTAAGGAAATTTTAACAAATATTAAATTGGAATGGTAAAATGCGAGTTTTTGTGGCTGGATTTGAAGAGCATTGGAGGTGTTTACGCACATCTTCTAATAATATTCCAGATAATGATTATGCAATGCTGTGCTTTTTGTTGATGGTGAAATATGAACATTATTATAAGGAGTTAGAAAAAGTGTCAAAAGAAAAGGAGGTTAAACTATTTTTAGATTCGGGTGCTTTTTCTGCGTGGACAAAAGGGATTCAAATCAATATTGATGAATATATTGCTTTTATAAAGAAGTGGAAGAAATATATTGAGGTGTATGCAAATCTTGATGTTATTGGTGATGCAGAGGGCACATATAAAAATCAGAAGTATATGGAGAAAAGAGGATTAAAACCTCTGCCTGTGTTTCACCTTCAAGATGATTTTAGTTGGTTAGAAAAGTATCTTAAAGAGGGATATGATTACATAGGTATAGGTGGTATGGCCGGAAAACAAACTGTTGGTAATAGAAAATATTTTCTTGATAGATTATGGGATAGAATAACAGATAAAAATGGATATCCAATAATAAAAGCACATGGGTTTGGTATGACAAGTATAAATTTGATCGTAAAATTCCCTTGGTATTCAGTTGATTCAACATCATGGCTTAATGCTTCTCGGATGGGTAATATATTGGTACCAAAAAGCAGTAAAGATGGATATGTATATACTCAAAAACCTCTTTCTGTAGCAGTATCAGACAAATCCCCGCTTGTTAAAGATTTTGGAAAACACTTTACATCATTTACTGAACAAGAGAAAAAGTATGTTAAAAATTACTTGAAAACCATTGGTGTGACTTTGAAAGAAGTTACAGAGGATTATAAAATAAGAGATAGAGTTTGTGTTTTATTCTTTCAAAGATTACAAGATGCCTTACCAAAGTGGCCTTGGGCCATGAAGAAAGGAAACATTAGGAGATCATTTTTATGATTTTCTATGCTGGTGGTAGAGGATTGGTAAAAGATAGAGAAGAAACAATAATGATAAAGTTAGAGACAAGTAGGATGATTTCTTTTTATAGACTTGAGAAGGGAGGATTTAAATACGTAATTGAGTGTTTAAAAAGTTTTAAATCTCTTAGCAGGAGACAGATAGAGAGGTAGACAGATATGATTATTAAGATAGTTCCTAATTTGGCTTCTGAACGTAGGAAATTTTTACATGAGTGTAAAAGTTTTTCAATTGATGAATCATATGTTGATTCGTGGGAAAAGGCACAAGAATTTTATAGAAATGGTGTAGAGGATAGAGAAATATGTTATGGGGGACAAAAACGTACCTATCCTACTAATCCAGATTGTGATAGGCAACCTATGATTAGAATCGTGCTTGATGGTGACACTTCAGATTTTAAAGCAATTCGAATCATAGGTCTTTGTGAAATATTTGTTATGAATGATAGTGGAAAAACTGTTGATAGATTTAGTAACTAACTAATCTTTCTCCTGCTAAGAGACACTTATTATGATTTTTTTTGCTGCTGGGGATAACCTAATTGAATCAAGAGAACAATTAATTGTAGGTAAGATGGGTGTCTCCAGGATGGTATCTTTTTATGTTGTTACTGAAGAACAATTAGATATTCTGATTTCCTGCCAAAAGAAATTTCAAAAACAATTGAAGGATAAATAATCATGATTAGGGAAACTTTTCTTGAAATGTTAGGCAAGGTGCTTCCTTTTGTCTCTAAAGGGGATATGGTAGCTCAATATTCTACCGTATTGCTTAAAGATAATTCTGTTATAGCAAGTGATGGCTATAATTCAATACAAATAGAATATGACCTTGGTGGGGAATTTAATGATCTTGTTCCTGCAGAAACACTTTATAAACTTGTAAAAAGCATACGGGCGAAAGAGTTTTCTTTTGTAAGAGGAAAAGGGACAATAAAAATTAAGACAAAATCAATTATAGGGTCGGTTAATTGTATGGTTGATACTGTCCCTCCTGCATCAAATTTTGTAATGAAAACAAAAGAGGCATTACCGGACAACTTTATAAGTTGTCTAAAATGTTGTAGGTTTGGGGTTTCTACTGATCAATCTCTTGGTTGTTTAGTAGGGGTAATTATAAAGAATGATATGGTTTATGCGATTGATAGGTTTAGTGTGGTTAAGGCAAAACTTAGTAGTTCACTTAAACGAACAGTTGTTTTTCCCTTACAATTACTTAATGAAATTGTAAAATATGAGGGAAAGATAAAATCATTTTACCTTAGACATAATAAAGATGGAATGGATGAAATTGTTTTTTCTATTAAAGGAGGCATCAAAATTCTTGGTGCTTTAATTGAATATGACCTTAATAAAGATATTGAGGAAATGTTAATCAATTGTAAATCAGATAAGAAAATAACATTAGGAACTTTCCCCAAATCTATGAGGGAAGTTTTAGACAGACATGCAATAATTTTATCTGGTATTGAAGATATTGATCGGAGAATACATCTTTGTTTTGATGGTGGTGGGATGGAAATTAAATCAGTATCGGATAAAGGAAAAATTACTGAACGAATTAAAATGGAGGGCAAAACAAATAAGAAGGCAAAAATTGAATTATTTGTTAATCCAATGTTATTAAAAGATGTGCTAGTTTATAATCCTCATATTGTAGTTGACCCAAAAACTTTTCTTCTTAATCTTAAAAGCGATATGTTTGACTATTTTGTTTTTGCTGAACAGAAAAACGAAGAAGAGTAAACAACTACTAAATTGGGGATGCTATGAGTTTTAGATTAGATATCAATGAATTATTAGGCCGAGTTGTTGAAATTCCTCTAAGAAATAAAACCGGTATCATCCGACAACACACGCAAAATATTAATTACAGAAAATTAGTAAGAAGCTGTTCT